TTAACTTACTGATTTTAATAAGCCTCTGGTGTCACTTTGGTGACTATGGGGCATCATTGGGACATAATCTGTCAGCTTCTGATTCAGCATTGCGATCTGTTCTGCATTGCTGTCAGTCATCCATGCTCCGTATACATTGAATACCATCTGGGCACTTGCATGGCCCATCTGGCTGGCAATGAAGCTTGGGTTTGCTCCGGCAGATAATGACCAGCACGCATAAGTGTGTCGTGACTGGTATGCCTTTCGATGCCTGATCCCTGCACGCTTAATGGCTGTTTCCCATGAGTCACCTACAGAATCGACTTTGTAGACAAAACCTACCTGTTCGCTTTTTCTAACCACTTGAGGGTTAAACACGAAAGTACATTCATGGTTCACTGAACGTCCATATTCACGTAGTTGCACCTTGATGTTGTACTGCTTACCCAGTCTTGTCATTTCAGCCTGATTTTTCAGGACACTGATAGCGGGCTGGATAAGGTGCACAACCCTGTTTGTGCTTGCTTCAGTTTTCGGTAGAGTGAACTCACCAAGTTTCGTATAATTGCGCCTGATGGTAATTGTTCCTGCCTTCAGATCGATATCTTCCCAGGCCAGGGAGACCAGTTCACCGTGACGCATTCCTGTGTACACAGCCAATGACCACAGGTTTTTCGTCTGCTGATGTCGGCAAGCATCTATCAGGCGAATAAATTCGTCACGAGTTAGCGGATCTGGCTCTGCCCTGGCTCTTTTAAGAGGCTTAATTCCCTGGAAGGGATTTGCTTCTAAGTAACCGTGATCTGCAGCAAACTGAAACATTCCAGCGATTGTCGTCATGTAATAATTTACAGTAACGACGCTCCGTCCTTTTGCTGCTGCTTTGTTTTTCGTTGAATTCTGATACCCGGTAAGCAAATCTTTCCTGATATACAGCAATTCCTCTTTGGTTACCGATGATACCAGTCTACTGCCTCCAATTTTCGGAACCATCGTTCTTGCAACGGATTCATAGCGATTGAATGCATTTGCAGAGATTTCCATTCGTTTCAGATCCAGCCACTTTTCTTCAAGTTCCTTCACCGTAATTTCTTTTTTACTTACCCCAAAAGCCTGAAGGTTGGGGGAGTCAGGGAACTGTGCAGCATAATCAAAGCTTCCTGTGCGGATGGCAAAACATACTGATGTCCGCAGTTCCCCGGCGATCTTCCTGTTCTTGGCAGTGTCAGGGACACCAAGATTTTCCCTGACACGTTTACCTTTAAAATTAAACCAGATGCGTAATGTGCCGCCGTGGTTTTCGACGCCTGTTGGATATTTGACTTTATCCATCGATACCTCCAGACGCCCAAGAGCGATACGAGCTTACATATTTCATGATATTAAATCACCTGGGTTGTTTGTTTTTCATTGAGGCGACCCAGGCATCTATTGCTTTTCTGTTATACATACATTCACTGGAAGGCTTTGGATTACCGTCTGGTGATACGTGAATATACTCTCTTCCAACCATCCAGCATTCTTTCCGGGCCCGAAGAATTGTGCCTGGTTTGAGCCCGGTAATTGCGATAAGAACGCTTTCACAAACCCATTCATTGGGAGCCAGTTGAATCACATTGCCCATGTATTACCTCACACAACACTCAGCCCACGGCAGTGGCACCACACTTCAAACATTCGCTTCACAACTTCACGACAGTGGAAGCCGTCAACATCTCGCGTCAGGTCATAGCGATTGCCGTAACGCTGGTGGACCCATCGTTCAAATGCTTTATTCATTCTTTACTTCCTTTTTATGGCTCGTAATTTTTTCAGGTGCTTTTCCTGCTCAGTGTCCGCGAGAATTTTGCGGTACTCCTGGTGGTCAATATGTTCGAACAGGCAGTTTAACTCACCAATGCGTACCCGCCCGGATCGTCCGTCCATCCGTCGAAAGAACACTGAGTGCTCAGTGATGCGAGTAATCACCACGGGGTATCCGGCTCTGTCCGTGTATATCTGACCGCGTTGAATCAAAGCGAACATGTGGTTATCCCCATCGACAAATCGAGAACACAACAAACGCTGCTGCGAATACCACCCCCAGAGTTACGATTGCATCAGGCCAGCTCATTGATTCACCTCCTGCCTGTCGTCCGGCATTCGCTCACTACAGCTTATCCAACCATCCGGAGTTACCGGAGAGTTGCCCGATAGTGCATTCTGCTCCAGTGATGCTTTTACAAACCACGCTGCCTGAACTATAACGCCATGAATCCAGCGCAAATCAGCATCGCGATCTTTCTTTTTCATCTTTTCGCCACTTAAGGCCTTGCTTATGTGGCTGCGTACCAGGTCTTCATGTAATTCCTTCGCCTCCTCAATGGTGAAACCACCAGGCAGAAGAGCCGGAGTTACCGGAGAGCTGGTTGACGCTTCCGGGATTTTCCGAAAATTATTGGTTGACGAATCTTTATTTTCCCGAAAGTTTCCGGACTGAAGCATGGCTTCGCGGCAATCGTTCCAGCCTGTAGCGTATGCAGCCGCTTTGCTGCTGCCTTCAACTGGCGCATCCTGCCAATACATTTCTTCCGGCACTATCGGCGCTGGAGGGGCGGCAAATAGATATCCGCCAAAGTCAGGAAGCTCTCTAATGGCCTGTACGAATTTTTGTTTGCCTGCGTCAACTCCTAATGGGTAATGAGCTATAATCTTTGCCACCGGCTCTGCTGCCAGTGATGCCAGCGCAATCCGTGCCAGCTCTTCCGCTTCTTCTGCTGGAAGCACAACGTTGCTACCCGGTCCGTATGTTTCGCGCCACTGCTTGATTGTCAGCAGTCGCCCTTTGGTAATAGTGATCATGCCGCGTTTCCTTCTTTCTTATTAACAATCACACCGTCATATATTTCATTAAGGTGCCCTCTCAACTCCATGCGCCTTAATGCAGATAACATGTAATCGCATTCAACCTGCTTATTCCCAGTAAATGGCTTATCGTCAGGATTACCCCAACAGCAATTACCCCTGGGCCATCCATGTACTTTCCGTACTCTTCCGTTAACAACGTGAAGTAATCCCCAGCCGGGAGGTAAATCCTCAACTGAAATAATTTCCGGCTCACTAATAAAGAATCGCCAGTCGCCCATGCCAAGTGAGGGATTTTTACGGAAACGCTTTTTTCTATCTGCCAACAAGTCAGCACGAGAACACTTCGCCTCTATCAGGCATGATGCTGAATTTCTGAATCCCATAGCATCTGGCTGTTCTCCGGTACTGGTTACAGCAACAAAGCGGTCATGAAAGCAAACCTTGAACCCGTTGCGCTTAAGGAACTTGTACGCAATCTGACAGAGTTCGTGGTGTGTTAACGCCATATCACTCTCCTTTGATGCGAATGCCTGTTGCAATGCTGTTTATGATGCTGTCAGTGCATGGGGTAGAAAGCTGGGCATCTCCAGCAATTTTCATGACCTCAACATCTGCATATCGAATACCGAGGTGTATCAGACCGGCTATGCCTGACTTAAGCCGAGCATTTTCCATAAATAGAACTTTTGCCCGCTGTTTTTCTGCTTCAAGCTCAACGCGCAGCTTCCCTACCGTTAGCGCAATATCCTCGTTCTCCTGATCGCGGCTTTTGATGTATTGCAGGTTTCTTTCCCGTTCATCCAGCAGTGCCAGCACGGTTTCTGGTCCGGTCAGAAATTTGAAGGCGTTGAGCGCATCAATATCCACACCGTAATCTTTAAGTTCCTGTTCACTTAACAAGTCATCATCAGCTGGCAACATTAACAGGCGTTCCATTGCTGGAATTGCACGTTCCGCCACCTCACGCAGTGCCTGGTAATTAATTTCGCTCACTGGTTGCCTCCTTTGCGAAGCTGGGCAGCAAAGTCAACTAACCACTCAGTCATTTCAACCTTCCCTACCAGGTCTGAACCAGGGTACATACAGCAATCACTCTGCGCCGCTTTGAAATCCTTATACTCATATTCTTGGGCCACCAGATTTTTTGCAGCTTCTATAGCAGCATCCACCCCCTGCGCCCGGACTTCAGCCAGGAAAGCATCAGTGGTTGGCGTTTCAGGTATCTGTCTCCTCATCCGTTCTATTGCATGATTGAACCCGAAGTCTTCCGCGAGAGATACGTCATCCATATTGTCATTGTCATCTTCAATATCCCGTGATTCTGGAATTGCAGACTTTATTCCCGCATTCTCCGCTGCCAGCGCCGCGCACTTGGCCTCAAGAGCGGCAACCACTTCCTGATGGTCTTTGTACTTAACGTATGAGCCGGAGATGTCATCACCTTCGGTGTTTAGCCATGCGTCATTGCAATTCACTGCGTAGGTTCTGATGCTCATGTTGATGCTCTCCCGCCCCTGACAGACGCCAGGCCAGTCAATAAAGTATCCGCAATGCCTACCCTCAGACGTGCGCGCAGGATAAATGCCGTTATGACCCGGCAAAATATATGCTACCCATTCATCTTGCGTTGCCTGTTCCGCCGCCTCGCGCAGTTCTTGATAGTCAATCTTGCTCACTGGTTGCCTCCTTTGCGAAGCTCAGCGGCGAAGGCTACTGCGTGATCATGATGTTCAAGCGTGTATGCACACTCCGCAAACATCTCCACGCCCTGCGCCCGTACTTCAGCCAGGAAAGCATCGGTGGCTGGAATGGGCTTTTGTGGTGATATAGCAATGCGAATTGTCTCAAGGTCTGGATCTGTTTCCGCTGCTGGCACCTTGATATAACCCATCTGCACCCCATTCATGATGAACCTGCGACGGTCATCACATATCGCCTTTAGCCCCGCATTCTCCGCTGCCAGCGCCGTGAAATTACCCTCCAGCTCTGCAATGCGCTGTTTTGCGGCATCAAGTTCAATCGATAATTTTTCCAACTGCTCTTTATGCTTCTTGTATTCCTGATATGCGTGCCAGGACTGACCTTTGCGCACACTATCAGTAATATCAGTAATCTGTTCTGGTGTTAGAGTGGTCAGTGGCTGTGCTGGGAAAATCAGCACTTTCCCGGAATCCCAATCAAAACCAGCGTGAATTGACTGAACTTCAACTGAGGGTGTTGAACCAATGCTGCCAGGCGAATGAACAACGATCGTTACATCCATATCGCGACGATGGCTGTGGTTGTTGGACAAAATACGATTCACCAACTCAGAAAATTTGGAAAATTTCATGCTGATTCCCCTTTCTCTGCTCTCTCCTGTCGGAACATCACTATCACTGGTTGAACATAACACTTAGGGGATTGCTGTATCCAAACGGCAGATTGTTTACGCAGTACAGAATCATTTTGTTTTTTTCTCCAGTTCGTACTATTAACCCATTCCACAATAACCGTGATAATTCATTACTGATAGAAGTTGCGCTTCTTCCAAGTGCGAGGGATATATCTTCTCTACTGCAATCTGGATTTTCCTGGATATGCTCGATAACGGTCATGTGGTCCCTTTTACTTAATATCTGTTTCGGATTGCATGCCATGAGTATTCATTTCGTTAATAATTTCATCCAGAAGGATTTCAAGCCCTTCTCGACCCATATCTGAAAGAATGAAACCTTTATCAGGGGAAGTAGTGAGCATTTTCTGATAAAGAAACAGCGCTCTTCCCATTCCTTCAGCTTCGCCGTATTTTTGAATTAAATTCCATTCAATATACTGTTGTAAGGCAAATCGAATGGGGCCGGGATATATCGTCATAAACCCATACATCCCGTTATATACCACGGCGTGTTCAGTTGTTCCGTGTTCATTCAAGATATCAATTGTGCCGTTCTTGTCTTCTTCTTCGTTGATGAATGTCGTCACATACAACCATCGCCACTGAGCAACCTTCATCTCAACCGGAAGTTTACCCAGTAATCCTGCTTCGTCGGCTTGCGCCAGACACTGAAGGATACGTAAACCTCGCACATTAGGAGTATCGAATTCTCCGGCATCCAGACGACGTATGGCGTCGTGATAATCAATCGTCATACTGCCAGTTCGTATACCATTGGCTGTTGCTTCAGCCTGGAATTCATCGTATTGCATGATATTTATTCCTCATCTTCATCTTCATCTTCATCTTCATCTTCATCTTCATCTGCTGGTGCAATAACGTCATATCCTGCCCTTTCTGCAATAAACAGGAATGTTGAAAGAGTTCCTACAAGTTCATCGTCATGAACATGGCGAATGAATATTACTTTCCCGTTTTTGATGGTCAGCAATACTCTGGTTTGTTCGTGTTCTGCTGTTTTCTGATGCATTATTATCTCCCGTATGCTTTACGCAGAAATAAGCAGGCAATATGCATGTAATTTTCACCGTATTGTGCAATAAGGCAGGCGGTCTTGTGTGATGCCATATTCTTTATAAAAGTCACAATAAAGCCTCCTGTGGATTAAGGTTGTAACAATCCCCGGCGATAAAACCGCAATAAACGTTCAGGGCATATTTGTTGTTATTGCGCTAATTCTTTTTCGGCAGCAGCTTTTGTATACTCACATGCAAAACTCAGAATTTCGCTGCCGAGTGTTTTCGTTTCGTGATTACTGGACATATGTAATACCTGTGTTGCATGCAATAAATGATAAACATTTACCGCAAATGAATCAGGCTCCAGACAAATGCCTTCGTAATTATCTTGCTGTGAGGTTGTTTCTGTCATTGCTCCTGAAGTGCATGCGAGCCTGTTTTTGACAATTCTCTTTTCTCTAATCACTATATCGGCAACATCTATTGCCTTTACAACCTCCGGGAGAAGTTCCGGGTTTGTATAATCAAAGTCATCAACATGGAGAACAGTTATGTTTTCGAACTTTTTCATGGCTTCCTCAGCTGACTTATATGTCCTGCTATATAGCGAGTCTCAGAAGTGTTTTCATATTGAGACTGTTTCCGCAATGATTGATAATCAGTTACCGGATGCTTATCCGTGTCCGGCGCACGACCACACGTAGCCGCGTGTTGGTCCCCATTTTCAATTCAGCTCTCAATGGAGGATAAATGATTAACGCAGAGCAACTCGAAAAAGAGATTTCAGAACTCAAAAAAGAATTAATTTGGCACAAAGTTGCTATCTCCGCATTAATTCGTCAGGTAGTTTCACCTGAAGATAAAGTAAAGTTTATGAAGCAGTTCTCATCTTCATCAAAGGAGTTTTTCACTGACGAGGTTCATCCAGAGGCTGGATTTTGGATCCGTCAATTATTTTCGCAAGATAAGCGTAAATAGCGTCATCAATACTCGCGTCGCTCTTGAATTTAAGAGCGATGCTCTTTATATCCTCTGAAATTATTACCAGATCACCATATGTTATATTTTTATTATTGCGCGCAGTGCTTTTTTGTATGAAATCAAGCAATTCACCAATGAGACAAATATGGTAAGCATCACAGTTTTTCATGCGCAAGTATCCCCACCTGTTGGTTTACCAGTTAACAGCCACATCGGATCGCAGCCAAGAATATTTGCCAGTGGGATAAGCATACTGATAGTTGGTTCATACTCTCCGCTCTCCCACTGGATGATAATTTCTTCATCGAGATCGAGCAGCCTGGCGAGTTCGGCGGTTGTTAAGCCGCAGGCTTCGCGTTGGGTGCGAAGACGGTTGTTGATTGCAGAATTTTTATTCTGTAAAAGCATTGCTGACGATAGCTTTCTGGATATGCTATTTGTCATATCCCATGCCAGCCCTGCGCATGACTCTATATCGCTAGAGAGCGTAGCATCAGGTGTTGCTTTTGCTATTAGTGTAATGAGGCTGCCGAGGTTTTTCAGTTCTTCGAGACAGTCAAGAGTTGTAGCTTTATTGATCATGAGATGATACCTCAGTTACGAACTTTGTTTTATGGTAACTAAGGTATCAAGGTGTGGCAAGTGATTTTTGATACTTTGGTTTCTTTTTGTGTTTTGTGTTTTGTGTCTGGTCAGAAAATATCCCACCTGGCATCAACCACAACACCTACTATTTCGCAATCATTGTCCATTTCTATGATTGGATATTGTGGATTAAGGGGCTTTAGAAACGCCTTTCCCATGTCAGAAATATATTTTTTGAATGTTGCTTCATTGGTGGATTTTTTTCTGGCGATGACGTAACACCCTGAAAAAACTTCTTTATCTGGGTTGACAAGGATCGACATTCCTTCAGGAAATGTTATTCCTACGGGCGAAGTCATTGAGTCTCCGTGCACTTCCAGCCAGAACCCCCTCTCACCAGCGTATTTTACAGAATGCCTCCAATTATCCTGATCATACATGTTGTAGTCATCACCAGAAGTTGCGAATAATCCTGCCTGAACCCAGTTAATTACAGGGTAAGAGTGTGCTGTGTCTCTCTGTGGGCAGCTCTTAACATTATTTTCCCAATGCTTATCTTTTTCATCTCCGTTCTGAAGCCACTGCGGTGAACACCGCAGTGCAGCTGCAACTTTAAAAAGGGTGTCACCGTTGAAACTTTTTGTAAGGCCTTGCTCGGCTTTACTGATTGCAACTCTGGTGATCCCAGCTTTTTTAGCCAACGCATCTTGTGTTAACCCAGCTTTTTGCCGTGCGTTGATGAGACGTTCACCTAAAGACTTCATTTTTCTTCTCCTCTCATGGTTGTTGATACTAAAGTAACAGAATTTCTTGATACTTTGGATTCCTGTGGTTAACATCGTTGGATAACAAAGTATCTGGTGTGAGACTAAAGAATGACCCTTTATGAAATATTAAAAATTCAATTTAAAACCAATGCCGCTATTGGTCGCAGGTTCCCAAAGAAAGGAAGGCCTCGTGGCAGTCAAGGTGTTGGAAAGTGGAAAACGCGAGGTGTTCCGGAGGATGTTGCCATTCTTTGTCATTTGGATCCGAGCATTCCATATACACACCCAAGCCTAGCGCACACGGAAGATGGGAAGTGATGGTGGTGATATGAGCGAAAAAATAACTATTAAATACGATGGGACAACCATTTCGATTGCCCCGATCACATTAGCGTTCGCTGAGAAGTTGTTGGTAAGCCTTAAAGGATGCGAACTGCATTCTACCTTCGGCATTGATTCCAATGCCTTCGCTTGTACACCAGGTGATGAACTCGGCTGTATCCGCTTCAACTTTAATAACTCGTTGCCCGCCTCTTTCGACACGCTTAATCAATTTTTCAGCGTCGTGTTTCCACTCGGTGTAACTGTCGGAGAGCACATCAGCATCAGTAAAAATATTTTTGAGCTCATGATACTGAATCGCATCGCGAAACCAGAATAAACCAACGGCCTGAACTTTCATGTCGAACCTCCTTTGGTTCTTTTGTTTATAGGGATCAAAAGGATAACTGAAGGAAGGTTCGGCACCAATAAGTACGAATGTGCGGAATCTTAAAAGAATTTATCCGTAAGGAGATGGCAGTGAACACCGCAATTTTTAACGACAAAGCATCCATGACCAGCGTTGAGATCGCAGAGCTGGTGGGTAGTCAGCACTCAGATGTTAAACGTAGTATCGAACGCCTGGTTGCTAAAAACATCATCCGGAAACCGCCAATGGCTGTTTCCGAGAAAATCAATAACTTAGGTTTTAAAGTTCAATATGAGCATTACCTGTTTGAAGGAGAACAAGGTAAGCGCGACAGCATCATTGTCGTCGCACAGCTCTGCCCTGAATTCACTGCTCGCCTGGTAGATCGCTGGCGCGAACTGGAAGAACAGATCCGTAAGCCAATGAGCGAAATCGAAATGGTTGCCGCGATGGCTCTTGAAGCCGTTCGCCAACAGAAACGGATCACTCAGGTGGAAGAAAAAGTCAGCCACGTTGCTGAAACAGTCGAGCAAATTAAAAAGGGCACTATTCGTGAGGGCTATGCCGGATATCGCCAACTGAAAGCAAAAACCGGTTTGTCAGATGATAAATGCCGCAATCTGGTGAACGCCTATCAGATTCCTACAGACACCCATGAGTTCATGACGCCGGACGGATTGTTGTCACGTCGCGCAATTGTTGCTGTGGAACCGTTTATGGCTGCTTTTTATCGGGTTATGGAGGAAGCAGAACCGCGAGGGACTCGCTGGTATCACCCGAAAATGGGGTTATTTCAGGTTATTGGTTGGCAGCGATGAAAAAAAGCCGGGAGTAACCCGGCTCACTCAACATCAATAACGGGGAGCTGTTTCGCATAAAACGGCTCCGAAACATCCAAGAACAGTTCTAAAGATATCAGCAGCTATATGATCATTTCAAGACCAAATATTGATTCTGCAATTTCGGGACGTTACACTGTCTCTGCACCTTATAAAGCGGGTGCCGGGCGTGGAAACCCGAAATTCAATATAGAGCACAACCGCGCTCATGCGGTTTTTTCGTGTCATGAGCATCGTTACGCCCAAATTATGGTGGGGCGTGCAGGGCCAACTTCGGTTGGGCCGGGTTCTATGTTGACCGGTATTTCCACCCCTGTACGTCTCACCACCTATATGGTCGTGGAAAGCCTTGGTGGTGAGTTCATTGAATTCAACATAGGGGCTGTCACCATGACTACTCTCCCAACCCAATCTCGCCCTGAAATCACGATTATCAATGGTCGCGTTGTCACCACATCTCTTGCAGTAGCTAATTACTTTACTAAACGGCATGAGCGGGTTTTAGATAGAATTAGAAACCTCGAATGTTCCGCTGAATTTACTGAACACAATTTTGTGTTAAGTGAATACACCGACGCATCAGGCCGCAAACTCCCTTGTTACCAAATCACCCGCGACGGTTTTGCGTTTCTTGCCATGGGCTTCACTGGTAAACGTGCTGCCCAGTTCAAAGAGGCATACATCAACGCCTTTAACCAGATGGAGAAGAATTTATCTGGTGCTGACGCGGTTGATATGTCAGCTGTCGCACGAAACGCCAGAGGCGTATACCTGCATTTGCGTGAAATCCATCAAATCTGGACAAGCCAGCTTTATCCAATGCTTAAGGCCGTTGAATCTCCGCTGGCTAGCAAACTGTACGACCGTGTTGGTGATGCTGTTTTTGGCGCTGCACTTGTTGATTCCAGGCTGAATGGTTCTGACAAGGAGGTTCGCCCATGATTAGTTACGAAATCATCATCTCCACTACGGAATACAGAAACGATGTATCAGTTCGCACGGATGTATCTGTCTGGCACCGTCGCTATAAATCCAGAAAAACAGCGGAACTGAAAGCGGCAGAGATGTGTGAAACCATCTCAATGAAAGGTAGCCCGGTTAAATACGTAACTACGGCGGAGGTGCGTCCATGATCCGCCACATCGTTAATTTCCTGTATCACCGATACAACCGTTGCCCCCGAGTGGGGCAGTGGTTTACCACCAGCAACGGCCTCGTTCTGCGGGTTTGCCTGGTCAATGCAGAAAGTCAGAAGGTTGTCTGCCAGGTGCAGGGGCGTACTTATACCCTGAGTTACCCGCTGGTGGCGTTTCAGTCCGGAAAAATGTTTAAGCGTCTGGGAGGTGTCGTATGAGTAGCAAGATCCTCGGTAATGTCTGGGATGCATGCGCAGCATATGGCGTCAAAGGTGCAAAACTGATGATTATGGCGCGCCTGGCTGATTATTCGAATGATGACGGGGTGTGCTACCCGGGTGTTGAAACCATATGTCGACAGCTTGGATTGGGAGAAAGTACAGTCAGAACGGCAATCTCCGAACTGGAGGCTGATGGCTGGCTGACGCGTCAGTCACGCCGCAAAGGTAACCGTAATACGTCCAATCTTTATCATCTGAATGCTGATCGGCTTGAGCAGCTTGCCAGAACTGAGCGGGATAAGGTTGCAGAACTGAAACAGCAGCGCAGACTTTCAGTATTACGTGACCCTTCAGATTCTGAACCTTCAAAATCTGAACCGTCAGAATCTGTATGTTCAGGCGTGTTTGACCCTTCAGATTCTGGCAAAAATACGCGTTTGACCCTTCAGAATCTGACTCCAGATCCACAAGGTTTAAAACATGAACCACCAGTAAATTCAAAACATGAACCGCAAGATATTGGCGCATCCGCTGACGCGTCTGCACCAGCGCGTTCTGCCCGACAGGAATATTCACCGGAATTTGAACAGGCCTGGCAGGAATATCCCAAACGTGCTGGTGGCAATTCCAAGTCAGCAGCCTTCAAAGCCTGGAAAGCCCGTATCAGGGAGGGAATAAAACCGGAGACCATGCTTGATGGCGTGAAGCGGTATGCCGCCTGGGTACGTGCTACAGGAAATACCGGCACACAGTTCGTGAAGCAGGCTGCGACGTTCTTTGGACCCGATCGTCACTTCGAAGATTACTGGCAACAGCCAGCCGCTCACGGAGGTGGGCGACAGCGACAGGTCGATGTCCTGGCTGGCCTGGGAGCCATGTCTGACAAATTCGGTAAATCCAGTAACAAATTGACATTCTGAGGTGACAGCGATGATGACGATTGACCAACGTGAGAAACAAACAAGACTACAGGCGCGAATGGATGAGTTACGGGCAGAAATGGATGAGTTACGGGCAGAGATTGCATTTGCTCAGAAGGGCGAAAAGCCATGGCCTTATCGTTCCTGCCTGATGCGTGAAGGTCGCGGATATTGCGAAAAACACGGTAAATATCGTACGCATATACTGGTGTGGATCGATCGTAATGGCGAGGACAGAGAAAAAATTTCATGCTGCCCTGACTGCTTGATCGCTGAGGCCAGTGATTTGACCATGGAACTGTCGTCCCTCAAGGCGGAAGAACTGACTGATAACGCCGGAATTGCTCTGCGTTTTCGGGACTGCGAGTTTGATAATTATCTGGAGGTTAATCCTGACGCAGCCAGAAATCTTGCGGCCTGTCGCCGCTATGCGGAGAACTGGCCAGATATGCTGGAGAACGGTACCAGTCTTGTTATGACCGGCAGTTGCGGTACCGGGAAAAATCATCTGGCGGTATCAATGGCAAAACACATCATCCGTAACTATCTGGCCAGTGTGGAGATCACCGACGTGATGCGCCTTACCCGGGCTGTGAAAAACTGCTGGCGGAATGACAGTGAAAAAACAGCGGATGACGTCATTGAGCATTATGCGTCACTGGATTTGCTGATTGTCGACGAAGTCGGCGTTCAGTTTGGCAGTGCGGCTGAAATGGCCATTTTGCAGGAAATTATCAATGCCCGGTATGAGGGTATTTTGCCAACTATCCTGATCAGCAACCTTTCACCGGAAGAATTGTGGGCGTTCATCAGTCCCCGGATTGCCGACAGGATCACCGATGGCGGGCGCAACTGGTTGTCGTTTAACTGGCCCAGCTACCGTTCTCGTATCGGAGGTGTTGCCGCATGACCAGCCAGAACACCCCGGCATGGCGTAACGATGACCTGGAAGGCGCTGTCATCGGTGCGTTTTTTCTGCGTGGGGCCGATCCGGAAGTGATGGATATTCTGGCCACACTTCCGGCGGATGTATTTTTTGTGCGTCAGTACCGGGATATTTACGCGGGGATTTGCAGACAGGCTCGCATATCCGGCGTCATTGACCCCGTACTGCTGTGCAATGAGATGCCGGAACTTGCCCCGGTGATTACCGACACCGGACGCAAAACCTGGGTGAAGTCTTCACTGGAGCACTATGTCGCAGCGTTACGGCGCAATGCCGCACTGCGCGATGCAGAAAAAACACTGACTGAAGCATTACAGAATTTACGTGATGCGTATACCTGTGAAGCAGCCGAGGATGCCCTGAAGGATGCGCAGAACATGATGGCCTCACTGTCGACCGGAAAGGGCGTCATTCAGCCGGTTCACATTGATGATGTCCTTCCGGAAGTGGTCGACCGTGTTGAATGCCGCAATCAGGGACTGGAGAAATCCAGGGCGCTGATGACCGGTATTGATGAACTGGACGCAAAAACGGGCGGTATGGAGCCCGGAGACCTGGTATTCATTGCCGCCCGTCCTTCGATGGGGAAAACCGAACTTGCGCTGGACATCATCGACAAGGTGACTGAGCAGGGGCATGGCGTGCTTCTGTTCACCATGGAGATGGCGAACATCCAGATTGGTGAACGTATGGTGTCTGCTGCCGGTGGAATGCCGGTATCCCGTCTTAAGTCTGTTGCCCGTTTTGAAGATGAAGACTGGGCGCGTTTCTCGCAGGGCGTGGGACGAATGACGGGGCGTAATATCTGGATGGTGGACCAGGCAAACCTGACCATTGATGAGATATGTGCAACCACGAAGCACCACCGGATGAAACACCCGGAAACGGCGCTGGTGGTGGTCGATTACCTCGGCCTGATTAAAACCCGCAGCACGGGGCGTCACGACCTTGCGGTGGGGGAAATCTCAAAGGGACTTAAAAGCCTGGCAAAATCCGGCGGTTTTCCGCTGATTGCTCTGAGCCAGCTCTCCCGCGGCGTGGAATCCAGACCCAATAAACGCCCAATGAACTCGGACCTGAAAAACTCCGGGGAAATCGAGGCGGATGCCGACATCATTCTGATGCTTTACAGGGATGAGGTATACAACCCGGAAACTCAGGCCAGAGGCATAGCAGAAATCAACATCACGAAACAGCGTAATGGCACGCTCGGGACCATTTACCGGCGTTTTCATAACGGACATTTTCTGCCTGTGGACCAGGAGAGTGCCCGGGTTCTTTCCACACCCATGACGCCGGGCAATCCGCGCAGATACAGCAATAACCGCATGTCGGGCAGTAAAACGGAGCGTTTATTTTGAACAACAGAACAACCACTGTTTCACCGGAACAACTTCGTCGGCAGGCGCAGGAGATGCTTCGTTGTGCTGAACAGATGGAAAAAACGAGCGTGGCAAAAGATACGCTCCGCAAGCAGCTTACTCCGGCGCTTCGTGATCTGCTGCAGGCAAAACACCGTACACAAAAGGCGGTGGATGAGCTGGTGGATTGCGTGGAGGAACTGGAAGGACAGGTAAGCCAGTTTGAAATACTGGTGAAGGAGTTTACTGCGTGATGACTGAGTTTTTTTCTCTGTATGCATTCAATATCGTTTGCTGAGGTGACCGTGAGAGCACTGCTGACCCCTGAAATTGCCCCGCGTATGGGGATTGTATTGTTCAGGCCCGGTTCAGAGCTGATGCCCCTGTTTATGCAGGGGCGTGTCCTGCTGGAGCCTGAGCCGGAACGTTATTCATCTTTCGCCAGTGGTGCCGTTCCGGCGGCATCACAACCGCTGGCGGATGATCCTGCCGTTCGGGCCGTGTTCCGCAATGAGGCAGTGATCCGTCGTGCTGGTGGCGTGGAATGTCTTGAAAGCTGGTTACTTCGTGAAAAAGGCTGCCAGTGGCCTCATTCCGACAGGCACAGCGAGAACATGACCACAATGCGACACGCTCCGGGTGCAATCCGTCTGTGCTGGCACTGCGATAACCAGCTGCGCGATCAGTTCACGGAACGGCTGGAATCAATGGCAACGGATAACTGTGCCCGCTGGGTGTTGTCTGTTGTGCGTCGGGATCTCGGTTTTGATGACAGTCACGTTGTGACAATGCCGGAACTGTGCTGGTGGCTGATTCGTAATGACCTGGCGGATGCCTTACCGGAAAGTGCAGCCCGTAAGGCACTGAGATTACCGAAGCCTGTTGTGCCGTCTGTCACCCGGGAAAGTGACCTTGTGCCTTCGGTTCCTGCCACCAGCATCATCCAGGATAAAGCGAAAAAGGTGCTGGCGCTGAAAGTGGATCCGGAGTCGCCGGAGTCTTTTATGTTACGCCCAAAACGTCGTCGCTGGGTTAATGAAAAGTACACGCGCTGGGTTAAGACGCAGCCGTGTGCATGTTGTGGTAAGCCAGCCGACGATCCTCATCACCTGATTGGTCATGGTCAGGGTGGAATGGGTACAAAAGCGCATGACCTTTTTGTGTTGCCTTTGTGCAGAAAACACCATGACGAACTACATGCGGATACCGTGGCATTTGAAGAGAAGTATGGTTCCCAACTGGAGCTGATATTTCGTTTTATCGATCGCGCGCTGGCGATTGGTGTGCTGTCCTGATTTTGTGGAGAAAGTTGATGCGTGATATTCAGATGGTTCTCGAACGCTGGGGAGCGTGGGCGGCAAATAATCATGAAGATGTGACCTGGTCGTCCATTGCCGCCGGTTTTAAGGGATTAATTACTTCAAAAGTAAAATCTCGCCCGCAATGTTGTGACGATGACGCGATGATTATTTGCGGGTGCATGGCCCGTCTGAAAAAGAACAACAGCGATTTGCACGATTTATTAGTAGATTATTATGTAGTCGGTATGACATTCATGTCACTGGCAGGTAAGCATTGCTGCTCTGATGGTTATATCGGGAAAAGGTTACAGAAGGCTGAGGGCATAATTGAAGGGATGTTAATGGCATTAGATATCCGGTTAGAGATGGATATCGTTGTTAATAACTCTAATTAATATGCCAATTGTTTACTAAAAATTATTAAAAATGGGGCGTTGCAACGCCCCCAAAAATAAAGGGTAATATATAACAGAAGGTTTATATAGTTAGAAGCAAGGTTGTGCTCCTAAAGGAAGTGGCTTGAGGGAGCCACTTATATGTTGGGGAGGCAAAGCCTCCCGCAACATATCTTTTAGTAATCAAATTAGAACTGGTAAACCATACCTACAGCAACGATATCATCGGTAGCAACGCCAGATGCTTTCGTGAAATCGCTCTTATCAATCAGGTTGATTTTGTAATCAACAAAAGTGGACATATTTTTGTTGAAGTAATAGGTTGCACCTACATCAATATATTCAACCAGGTCCTGATCACCCCACGCACCCAAGTCTTTTCCTTTAGATTGCAGGTAAGCAACGGACGGACGCAGACCGAAGTCGAACTGATATTGTGCAACTACTTCGAAGTTTTGTGCTTTGTTGGCAATATGGTTATTACCAAAAACAGTCATGTTCTGGGTTTCAGAATAGGTGGTAGCCAGATAGATGTTGTTCGCATCATATTTCAGACCAGCTGCCCATACTTCAGCATTTTGACCAGATGCATTCAGGCTGTTGTTACCGTAGATAACCTGATTATTAGTGCGGTCAGATTTAGCATAGGTTGCACCTACACCGAATCCTTCATACTCATAAGTAGTGGAGAAACCGAAACCATCACCATTAGCTTCAGTTACGTCAGTGCGGTCATTTTTACCCTGATACTGAGCAGCAAAGTTCAGACCATCAACCAGACCAAAGAAGTCGTTGTTACGATAAGTTGCAACACCAGTGGTGCGACCAGTCATGAACACATCTGTTTGGGTCCAGGTATCGCCACCGAATTCTGGCAGAACGTCAGTCCACGCACCGATGTCGTATGCTACACCGTAGTTACGGCCGTAATCGATTGAGCCGTAGTCACCGAATTTCAGGCCAGCGAAGGCAAGACGGGTTTTATCTTTGGAGGAACCTTGAGATTCAGCGCGGTTGCCTTTGAATTCATATTCCCACTGACCGAAACCAGTCAGTTGATCGTTGATTTGGGTTTCACCTTTGAAGCCAAGACGGGCATAAGTAGTATCACCATCATCTGCATCATTAGAGGAGAAATAGTGCTTAGCATTAACTTTCCCGTACAGATCCAGCTTGTTACTGTCTTTATTATAAATTTCAGCTGCCTGAGCAGACATCGCCATCAGTACTGATGCAGCTACAGCAGAAATTGCCACTGTTAATTTTTTCATCGTGAGCCCTTTTTTTGAACTATTATTAAAAAATGATGTCACTGCGCGATAAATATTCATCTAATCAATGTGATTATTTCAAGATGTAAGTTTTGGTTTCTCGTTTGATTTGTGAAGTAGATCTCTATTTTTATCTGAACTTTTTTCTATCGAATCCTATTCATGGCTCTTGGCTGAATAAAAATAAATCTATTAGCCAATTTATATTAACGGCTGTTATTTATAAGTGCTCTATAATTTGAAGGTTCAATTTAAACAGGCTAAAAATAACACTGGAAATTATTTGTTGGTTATTTGTTGAGATTTGCTTATGTATTTGTAGTGGTGTTTTCAATACTCGGTAGCATTCTCGCAAATATCATTTAGTGGTTTACGTACGTAAAAAATTGGTTATGCTGTTAAGAGTGGTTACTTCGTCACACAGCTTAAACCCGCCGCTGAGCGGGTTTTTCTGTACCCGGAATTCTGTGGCTACCCAGAAAGCTCATGGAAAGAGGAGAAAGGCAATAATTTATAACAAAATCTTAAAGATCGCCTTGTATACTATTAGTTTTGTAAATATTGTGTATTTTGAGTATTGCAGGATAACCCTGTGACGAAGTTAGTGTAACAACACTTTTGCTCTACGAGTTTCGCCAGCCTCCCCCAGTGGCTGGCTTTTTTATGTCCGTAGCGTCAAAGCAGCACTGGCGCTCGGGCGTCGTGCAATTGGCGTTGAGCTGGAGACTGAATGTTTTGAGCAGACGGTTCGGGAAGTACAGGATTTAGTCAGCCAGAACGGATGATATTGAAGAATTAATTACGCGTCGTTATTATGCGGCTCCCGGCCCTTTAGCTCAGTGGTGAGAGCGACTCATAATCGCCAGGTCGCTGGTTCAAATCCAGCAAGGGCCACCATCACATACCGCCATTAGCTCATCAGGATAGAGCGCCAGCCTTCGAAGCTGGTTGCGCGGGGTTCGAGTCCTCGATGGCGGTCCATTATCTGTACCCTGCGTTGTTAGCTCAGCCGGACAGAGCAATTGCCTTCTAAGCAATCGGTCACTGGTTCGAATCCAGTACAACGCGCCACACTTATTTTCCCTGGCTCGCTTTTGCGGGTCCTTTTTTTTAAATGTCTCACAATTCAGACGGTTGACAGTTGTCTGTTTTGCGGGGAGTTTGTTAAAAGAAACTGGCATGGTGAATCCCCCTGTGCGGAGGGGCAATCAGCGAGTAGGTATATGGGATAATCGCGGATTCAGGTGCTGGTACTGAATTCACCGGGAGGCACCCGGCACCATGCAATGGCACATAGCGCCACTCTCCAGCCCCTCTCCGGAGGGGCTTTCTTATGGACAAAAAAATCCCGCGCAGGGAGACGCGGGCGGCAAGGAATAAACAACAAAACGTGAAGTAATATTTCAGCTGGCGAATAATATCCGACAGTAATCACTCTGCGCAATAGCGCGGCCTTTTTCGTATTGCGGGCTATTGTCTCTCTTCTGCCATTGTCCTGTAACTTCCGGACTTCAGCCCGCTCCTCATTTTACTCACAATATTATCCCGGCCGGGAGGATTCATGGCATTTAAACACTATGATGTTGTCAGGGCGGCGTCGCCGTCAGACCTTGCGGAAAAGCTGACACACAAACTGAAAGAGGGCTGGCAGCCATATGGCGGACCGGTTGCCATTACGCCGTACACACTGATGCAGGCGGTGGCTATTGAAGGAGATCCACAGGTCGGCCCTTCATCTGAGCCGGACTGGTTCTACGTGGTTGTGCTTGCCGGACAGTCCAACGGCATGGCCTACGGTGAAGGGCTTCCGTTACCGGATTCTTACGATGCTCCGGATCCGCGCATTAAACAGCTGGCGCGCCGCAGCACGGTAACTCCGGGTGGAGAGAGTTGTACGTATAACGACATCATCCCGGCTGACCACTGTCTGCATGATGTGCAGGATATGAGTACGCTGAATCATCCGAAGGCAGACCTGAGCAAAGGGCAGTACGGCTGTGTCGGCCAGGGCTTACATATTGCCAAAAAACTGCTCCCGTATATCCCGAATAACGCGGGGATCCTGCTGGTACCATGCTGTCGTGGTGGTTCGGCATTCACCAAGGGCGCGGAGGGGACATTCAGTGCGGACGCGGGGGCCAGCCAGGATTCGGCACGCTGGGGTGTGGGTAAACCGTTATATCAGGACCTGATTGCGCGCACTAAAGCTGCATTACAGAAGAACCCGAAAAATGTGTTGCTGGCGGTGTGCTGGATGCAGGGAGAGTTTGACATGAACGCCGCCACCTACGCACAGCAACCTGCGCTGTTTACAGCCATGCTGAAGCAGTTTCGTGCTGACCTCACTGTGTTTAACGCGCAGTGTCATGGTGGCAGTGCTGTAAATGTGCCGTGGATTTGTGGTGACACGACGTATTACTGGAAAAATACATACGCTACCCAGTACGACACCGTGTACGGCGGGTATAAAAACAGGGAGAGTGAGGGCGTTTATTTTGTGCCCTTCATGACAGACGGTAACGGCGTCAATACCGCCACTAACGCACCGGCAGAAGATCCGGATATTCCGGCATCAGGATATTACGGTGCGGCATCGAGAACGAATGGAAACCAGGTATCATCAAACCGCCCGACACATTTCAGTTCATGGGCGCGCAGGAGCATTATTCCGGATCGTATGGCAACCGCTATTCTGAACGCAGCCGGGCGCACCTCAGCCTTCATCAGTGGTAAGGCACCGGAAATCAAACCCTCGCCCGGCGGCGACACGCCATCGGGGCCGTCTGAAGATGCATCCGTACGCACAATCTCCCTGTTGCCGACAGCCGGAGACGCTGCTGCGCAGGGCTGGAGCATTAAGAATGGCGGAATTCAGTTGTCAGAGGGTGTATTTAAGATCACCAAGCAGAGCAATAAAGCCTGGTCCCTGACGCGCCCGGTGGATGACGCAGTCTCCCTGCTGACACGGGGTGGCAGACTGAGCTGTAAGTTTCGACTGTCAGGCGCACTGACCAACAACCAGTTCGGCCTGGGAATTTATCTGTATACCGATGTAGCGTTACCTGACGTCGTGGCGATGACCGGGACTGGTAACCCGTTCCTGATGTCGTTCTTCACCCAGACCACAGACGGCAAACTGAATCTGATGCATCACAAGAAAGCAGGAAACACAAAGTTGGGCGAGTTCGGGAATTACAGTAATGACTGGCAAACGCTGGAACTGGTGTTCACCGCCGGCAGTGCCACGGTTACTCCGAAACTGAATGGAGTGGCTGGCCCGGCATTCCAGGCCATAAAAGACAGTCTGGCAGTGGGACTAAATGCACTGACGCTGACGGATATTACCAAAAATGCAACGTATGGCGTTGAGATAGAAAGTCTGGTGCTGGAGATAAATGCACCGGCATCATCATAA